GAATATTTGACCTGCAGTGACAAGACCATCTACGCACGCCTTAAAAAGATGGACGGAGGATATGTCCTTCAAAAGGGACGCATTCATCGTGCTGACGAGGTGCCGTTAGATAGCTGATTTTCTTCTTTCGTTCTGTATTTATATGTAAATAGAAAGAAGAAAAACGGTCGTTACACTCCCAAAGAGGGAAGGGCTGAAAGCCTGCCCTTCCTCTTCTGAGGAGCGCAACGTAACTCACCAGAAAGAAAGACCCCCAAAAAACGAGGTGTAGAAAAAATGAACTTCTTTATTGCAATGGACCCGCCCACCTCAACAGCACAGATGAAACAGGTGCGTGTAGTGAAGGGCAAGCCCATATTTTATGATCCCCCGGCGGTCAAGGAAGCCAGGAACTCCCTGCTTGCAAATCTGGCACCCCACAAGCCAGCCGCTCCCATGACCGGACCCATTTCTCTGCGTGTGCTGTGGCTGTTCCCCAAGGGTAAAAGCCATCGCAACGGAGAGTGGCGTGTGACCAAGCCGGATACCGATAACCTCCAAAAGCTGCTGAAGGACTGTATGACCCGGTGCGGCTTTTGGGTAGACGATGCCCAGGTTGTCAGAGAGACCGCAGAGAAGCGGTGGGCAGATGACCCCAGCGGCATTTACATTGAGATTGAACAATTGGAGGTACAGAAATGAAATATCAGGATATTTATCATACCGTTTCCGGTCAGCGTGACCCCACCGCAGGTGCAGCACTCAGCCGGATTATCGCTGAAGAAAACCGCAAGGCACGGAGTGACCGCCGGAAGGCACAACGCAAGCGTAACCGCCAGCTTCGGCAGCAGGCTCAAATGGCAAAAACCATTATTTCGACAAATTCCGACAATGAGCCTGCCAGGGAGGCGGCAGAATGAATCCTTATGCAGAACTGGCAAACGCCATCGTACTGTGTGCGGTAAAGGATTATCGGAGGGCGAGAAATAGGCTGAAGCGCAGTTCTTGGGACACTCATGCTCGGATAGTGATGAAGGAATGCGAGTCCTTTTTCCTCTCCGGCTGGTTTCAGACCCTGACATCGGTGGATGGCAAGGTGCTATTGGAAAAATTACAAGAGGAGGATGCCTAATATGACAGCAAAGGAATATTTGAGCCAGGCATATCGGCTCGATCAGAAAATCAACTCTCATATCGAGGAAGTATCTCGGCTTCGTGCTATGTCGCAGAGTATTTCCTCTCCTGGCTGGGGTGAGAGGGTGCAATCTTCCAAATCTACGGATGCCCCCTACGTCAGATGCATCGAAAAAATCATCACATTGGAGCAGACCATTGATGCGGAAATTGATGCCCTTGTGGATCTGAAACAGGAAATCCGCACGGTCATTGAGGCAGTTCCCAACACCGACTATCGGCTCCTTCTGCGATATCGCTACATCCACAATTGCACCTGGGAGCAGATTGGCACCGAAATGTGTGCCGACAGCCGGACAGTACGCAGATGGCATAATGAGGCCCTTAAAAAGGTCATTGTACCGGAAAAATATCAGTAAAACTGAAATGCGCCCGAAATGTCCGCCTTTGTCCGTAGATGCCCACCTTCCCATTATGGTAAGATATAATCAGCGAAGAATACACGAGAACAGCCTTCACAGGGGTTTCCCTGTGGGGGCTTTTCTTATGCCCGGAAGGAGTGAGTTGTATGGGCTACCGCAAGGTCGGCTATTTGGAGCAGATTTGGTATATCCTGCGCTACAAGTTCCGGGAACGCAAGCGTAGGAGGTGAATGAATGCCGAGAAAACCCAAGCGCCCCTGTTCTTACCCCGGCTGTCCAAGCCTTACAGAGGGGCAGTATTGTGAAGCCCACGCCGCCCAAGCCCGCAGACAGTATGACAAGTACGAGCGTGCTGCCGATGTGAATAAGAAGTACGGCCGTGCGTGGAAACGCATCCGTGACAGACACATCAGTCTGCATCCTCTTTGCGAGGTCTGCGAAAAGGAAGGTAAATTTATTCCCGCACAAGAGGTACATCACATCGTACCGATTTCCAAGGGTGGCACACACGCCAGAGACAACCTTCAGTCGCTGTGTCGTTCCTGCCACAACAAGATTCATCACGAACTTGGGGACCGGTAGGGGGGTAAAAATCTCCAGGAGTAAATATACCGGGCAACGGCCCGGGGCTTCGTGCGCGAAATCGCAAAAGTTTTCAGGGGAATAGGTCCCTGGAGAAAGTGAGGTGTAAATTCTATGGGCCAAAGAGGACCCAAACCCGGCTCCGGCGGCAGACCGAAAAAAGCTATCGCCGACAAAATTGCGGATGGCAACCCCGGAAAGCGACCGTTGACTGTCATTGATTTCAAAGACAGCGCAGCTGACCTGGAAGGTCAGGCTATGCCCAAGCCTTCCGAGTTCCTTTCCGCAAAGCAGAAAGACGGCTCCACGCTTTGTGCTGGAGCAATTTACGAGAATGTGTGGAAATGGCTATCTGCACGAGGCTGTTCCGCATTAGTCTCTCCGCAGCTGATTGAGCGTTATGCTATGGCAAGCGCCCGATGGATTCAGTGCGAAACCATTACCAGTGAGCTGGGCTTCCTGGCAAAGCATCCCACCACGGGTGCAGCGATCCAGTCACCCTATGTGGCTATCGCAAACACATACATGACCCAGGCCAATCGTCTGTGGTCAGAAATCTTCCAAATCGTCAAAGAGAATTGTACCGGAGAGTATTCCGGTGCCAATCCCCAGGATGATGTTATGGAGCGGTTACTCCGTGCAAGGAACGGTGGTAGATAAATATGCCACAGAAGACAGTATTGGTAGCCATCGACTCCATACGTCCGTATGAGAAAAATCCCAGGGATAACCAACGGTCCATCGATAAGGTGGCCAAAAGCATCCAGGACTTCGGCTTTTTACAGCCTATAGTGTGCGATGCCAACGGCGTGATTCTTGCCGGCCATACCCGTTACGCAGCTGCAAAGAAAATCGGCTTAACACAGGTGCCGGTTCTCTATGCCTCAGATCTTACACCGACCCAGGCCAAGGCGTACCGTCTGGCTGATAACAAGGTCGGTGAGGACTCCCGATGGGTGTCTGATTTTCTTGTTGGAGAAATCGAAGCCATCAACGCCGCCGACCTGGAGATCGATATGTGTGCATTTGGCTTTGACACTCCGAGCGAAACCAAACGCTACAAGAGTTGGGAAAACCTGGGACATCGGTGCGGCTTCAAAAAGAAAATCACAGTTCGTACCCAGGGTGGTTATTTCTATACGAGTTTTTTCTCAAGCGGAAAGGAAGGTCGCCCTCTCGAAGAAATAAAGGCAGACCCCTCGTTAGTGGAGCCATTTGCGTATAGTCTGTGCGACTACATTCACAGGACGCTCGGCGGCAACTTGGCTGCAGCCGGGTGGTGCATTTGCACCACACCTCGGAGGCGGCATAAGACCGGATTCCATTTCTCTACAGCTATCTGCGAGGTGGCTGCGCAGGAACTGGGAATCCCGTTTTATCCAGATGCCATTGAGTCTCATAGCCGTGACCGCTTCCACCCAGATTTTTCCCTTGTCAAGAATCCAAAAGAACCCAATGTAATCCTTTACGACGACATCCTCACCACTGGGCTAACCATGCGAGACTCCCGGCAGCTTCTTTTGGATTGCGGTCACATCGTATTGCCCATAGTGGCAATCAACAACTGATAAATGGAGGAAATATAAATGTTTGAAAAAGTAAATCCCGAACACCCCGACAAGATTGCTGACCGCATCGCAGGCGCAATTGTCGATTTGGCTTATGCCGCCCAGGAAAATCCCAAAATTGCTGTAGAGGTGCTTATCGGCCACGGCGTTTGCCATGCGGTCATTGAGACCTCCGCTCCCCTCCGGGAGGTAGACATTGCCAAAGCCATCTATCGTCTCGGTGGCAACATCCGTGCGGACATCGTGATTGTTCCCCAGGATGCCCACCTGGCTCGTAACCAGGAGGATACCATCCGCTGCGGCGACAATGGCATATTTAAGGGTATGCCC